GATGTTCTCAGCCAGTACATGAAGCTCGCAGTTGAGGACAACATCCACCTGTACCGTCAGTTCCACAAGGTGTACCGCGGTGTTTCCGAAGCCGACCCAGACCAAGACGGTCGCGGCTTCATCTATCAGGATCCGACTACGGGCGAGCAGATGTTCACTTTCCCGATGTCGGGCACAATCACAAAACTGTTTACCGGCATCAGCGCGCCACTTGCCGCACCGTTGAACAGGCTTTCGCAGGGCATCAGCTTTTATCCCGCCCTTGGGCCATGGGCCAGCTTCTCGCTGTCTTCGATCCTGCCTGATGTGCCGAAGTACGACCAGGTAAAGACACTGCTGCTTCCATACGGAGAAGTCAGCATGGCCGATGCCGCAAACCCAGTCCCCTCGTGGCTACAAAAAATGTTGCCGGTAGTCGATGCCATTCGTACAAACAAGGTGGCGATGAACACCACCTATGGCAATACATACATGGAGACACTCCGCGCCTTGTCCGTCAATACGGCAAAGTATGACCTGTCTACGGAAGAGGGCCAGACGCAGCTGATGGCCGATGCAAAGAAATTTGCTGGGGTTATCACCATCATGCGCGCTCTTGGCCAGTTCACCGGCCCGGCCTCCCCGGCCCCCGAGTTCCAGGTTCCGACAAAGCAGGGCGACAAGTTCGTCAACGAACTCCAGAAGGAGCTTCGTCAGTTTGAGTCCGAGGACTACGACACTGCGGTTGACAAGTTCCTCAAGCTGTACGGCGAGGATCTCCTGCTGTACGTCAGCTCGAAGAGCCGCGCCGTAGCCCAGGGTCTTGAAGCGACCTACGAGTTCGGTGCATGGGAGCGCGAGAACAAAGACCTGATCAACCAGTACCCAGATACCGCTTACTTCATGGCCCCCCGCGGCGGCGGTGATTTTGACTTCACCGTCTGGCAACGTCAGTTGCAGGAGGGCAGCCGAGAGAAGCTGACTGATAAGGAAATGATTGAGCTCGCCCAGCAGCGCCTCGGCTCAATCAAGTATCGCTCAGCCAGACGTATGTTCGGTGCCAACCCGAATGACAAGCAGATTGAGATTCTCCGCAACTACCGCGAATATCTCAACCAGAAACTCCCGGGCTTCCCCAAGCGCGCGCAGTTCGAAGCGAACAAACTGACCAACGACATTGACCAGATGTACAAGTTGGTTGAGGACCCGAGACTGAAGGGCAACGAGATTGCGTCCTTGGTTCGCGGCTATCTGACTCGGCGTGCTGCTCTGATGCGATCCGGTGATCTCGTGAGCTTCCAGTCCAAGAAGTCAGCCAACGCAAGATACGAGCTGTACCGATACGGCGAAGCCATCGCAGCGCGCAACCCAGAGTTTGATAGAGTTTGGCAGCGTTTCTTGGTTCAGGAAGTGGACATCTAGTGGCAGAAGACCTTACAATCCCAGGGCTTAGCAACCATCAGCCGGTTGTATTCAATGGCTACTCCTCGTCCATGAGCGAGGCAGAGATCAAGTCGCTCCAGGAGAGCGGAAGAGTCAAGATCTACTACAGCGGCGGCAAGGCAAAGACCGTTGCGCAGACCCGCTACATCCAGGGTCCAGTCCTCTTTGATGCCGATGGACGTGTGGCCGCACAGGAGTACGACCTCTCCGATCCGTTTACTGTTTACAAGACGCTGACCAGCCCGAAGTTCACAACCGAACAAAAGGTCACGATCTCCGAAGAACTCAAGCGCATTGGCTGGTACGGGGATTCCGAGGTCAGCGAGCAGTTACGCGAGGGTCTGGGCTGGGGCAACCAAGACGAAAAAGCTTGGGCTCAGCTTCTTAACTTTGCAAACCAGAACCGGGTGACCATCGATGTTGCAATTGGCTACCTCAACAGACTTAGCGGCCAGACAAGCGGACCGTCAATCCGCGTTAGTTCAGATGAGGACGTCATGGCTTACAGCCGCGAGCTTTTTCTCCAGCAGCTTGGCCGCATGCCGACAAAGAAGGAGCTTGCCGAGGCGGCCAGCTTCATCCGCAGCCGTGAACGTGGTGCTTATGCCAGCGGCCAGCAGACCCCACAGACGGGACTTGTAGCAAAGGAATTCGCCCAGCAGGCAGATCCTTCGCAACGTGTTGCGTATGGATTGGGCAAGGCAATGTCAGTCGCGTTTGAGGCGCTGGGTCAGTAATGGCTGCTAAAGACAAGAAGAAAAAGCCGGTTGACTGGCGCGCAAACTTCATTGCGCAGTTCCCCAACTACGCGTCCATTGTCGACGGCGGAGAAGGCGAAGCAGCAGCACGCCGGGAGCTCGGTGGTGACTTTGTTGACCTACTCCTTGACTACGCAAACAACCCCGATCAATACGATCTTGATAGCCAGGCTGGCCGGGATGCGTGGGCAAGAAAAGTCCAGGCAACCAACCTCTACACCAAAGTCGGTCCTAGTCGTCGCGAGTGGGCAATCCTCCCCCCGGCCACAAAGCAGGAACAGCTTGACAACAAGATTGTTGAGTTGCGTAAGACATTCGGTGAACTCCAGCTTGATGACAGCCAGCTCACCAAGATTGCTACGTATGCCCTGAGCAACAAGGCAAGTGAGCTTCAGACGAGGTACTACGCGTACTCGGTAATTCCGGATCGCCAAACTGCTCGTGACGGAGCCCCGACTCTTGAGCAGACTGACATGGCTGGCGCGCTTCGCGAGGCACTTAACGCATACGGCTACTCCCCGCCGAATCTGGACAAGCGCATTCAGTCAGCGTTGACCGGGACCGAATACTCGGGCATCACCTATACGGAAGAGGGCCTGATGAAGCAGGCTCGTGACTACGCAAAGATCATGTACCCGCAGTTCTCGCAGCAGCTCGACCAGGGCTACAGCATGGAAGACGTCTTTGAGCCTTACCGAGAGATCGCAGCCAGTACCCTGGATATAAACAAGTTTGACATCAAGGTCACGGACAAGAAGTTCTCCCGCGCCCTACAGAAGAACGCCAATGGTGAAAGCCTCAGCCCCGACGAATGGGCATACATGCTCCGCAGGGATCCGCAGTACGGGTGGCAGAACACCCGCGAGGCCAAGACAGAGGCGGCAAACCTAATCAGCATTCTTGAGAGAACATTCGGGACGCAGATCTAATGAGTGACGTCAACTACCAGCGCGCAGCATCAGAGGGCATGATCGGGGTTGATACCCCGTTCGAGGGCGAAAGGTTCACGCCCCCGGAAGTCAAGAAGCCCGATGAGACCAACCAGGACAAACCAGACGACCAGTACGGGCGCAAGTGGGGAGACCCCCTCTATGGCGTCGACCTCACCCCAGATGACGATGGCGAAGACGAAGAGGCACTCGACCCAACAGTAGAGAATGCCTTCTCACGCATCAAGGCGTACCTGTCGGAGTTCGGCTTGGACGACATGGAGGACAAGATCAACGAGCTGCTGGCTCGTGGCGTCAAGGAGCCAACATCGGTTATCTACGAGATCCGAAATACTGAGGCTTACCAGAAGCGTTTTGCCGCCAATGTGAAGCGGGCTGCCAACGGCCTGCCAGCCCTGGCCCCGGCCACCTACATTGGCCTTGAGCGCTCCTACCGCGAGGCGTTGCGTTCGGCTGGCATGCTGGACTACTTCAACCGCCAGGACATCTTCGAGGAGCTCATGGCTGGCGACGTTGCCCCCCAGGAGCTTTACGACCGGGTGTCAGATGCGTATAACGAGGTTGTCAACGCAGACGCCGCCACCAAGACCCAGATGAAAGAGCTTTACCAGGTCGAGGACAAAGACCTCGTGGCCTACTTCCTGAACCCGAGCGAGAGCATCACGATGCTGAAGCGTCGCGCCACGGCTGCCAAGATCGCTGGTAGGGCCGCCGAGCAGGCTGGCCTGAAGCTGACCGCGGAGACCGCCGAGGACCTGGCCGCGCGTGGTGTCACGATGGCTGAGGCCCAGAAGCAATTCAGCACCATCGCCCAGCAACGCGAGCTCTTCGGTGGGCTCCCCGGCATGGCCGAAGAGACCTTCACACAGCAGCAACAGCTCGGTGCCGCATTTGGCTATGACGAGGCAGCCAAGGCTGAGATCGAGCGCCGCAAGAAAGCCCGCGTTGCAGCACTTTCCGGTGGTGGCCGATTCGCGGCCACTAGCGGTGCGACGTCGGGCTCTGTGGAAACCGGAGTAGGAACCGCGCAGTAACCATTGACACAATGGGTCTTGTGCTATAGTTTCCATAACGCAGCCTTCTCGGACCTCCTCTGGGAAGTGGGCAGAAAGAAACGGAGTGAGCCATGTCAGATGTCATCGATGAGTTCGACGACGAGACGAGCGATCAGTCGCACAAGGATCCCGTCCGCGCACACCTGAAGAAGATGGAGCAGGAAAACAAGCTCCTTCGTCAGCAGGCAGCGGAGTTCGAATCCTTGAAGAGGAAGATGGCGTTTGCCGAAGCAGGCATTGATGTGAATGCTCCGGTTGCCAAGTACTTCATCAAGGGTTACGAAGGCGAGATCTCACCCGAGGCTATTCGCGCAGCAGCTGAAGAGGCTCAGATTCTCAAGCCCACCCAGAAAGAGGTTGCGGACGATTCCGAGAAGCGAGCCTGGGACAGACTGCAGCGTGCAGGCAACGCCAGTGAGACCGCCAATCAGGAACTGGATCTCCACACGAAGATCAATCAGGCTCGTAGTCAAGACGAAGTGATGCAGCTGCTGGCTCAGGCTAACCAACTAGGCAATATCTAGCCCGCAGGACCCCGCGCCTGTCGGGGGAAAGAAATAACAGGTATGTCATACACACAGCAAAGCAGCCTGCTCACTGATCAGGTTGCATTTGACCGGATTGCGTATTTCGCACTCCGCAGCGAACTTTTGTTCGACGCGGTTGCGGACGTCATGCCGGTCGCCCAGGCAATGCCTGGTTCGTCCGTCAAGTTCACGATCTTCAACGATCTTGCTGCGGCGACCACGGCTCTGACCGAAACTTCGGATGTCAGCGCAGTTGCGATGTCCGACAGCCAGGTCGAAGTAACCCTGGCCGAATACGGCAATGCGGTCAACACGACCGCCAAGTTGCGTGGCACGTCGTTCCTCGACGTCGACGCTGCTGCGGCGAACGTCGTTGGCTACAACGCAGGTATCTCGATTGACTCGATCATCCGCGATGTCCTCGCCGCTGGCACCAACGTCGTTTACGGCGGTGGCGGCTCATCGGACGAGACCTCCCGCACGGCGATCGAAGCCGAAGACATCATCGAGGCGAACGACGTCCGCAAGATCGTCGCCGCTCTCCGCAAGGCGAACTCGGTGTCGTTCAATGGCATGTACATGGGCTTCATCCACCCCGACGTGTCGTACGATCTTCGTCGCGAGACGGGCGTTGCCTCTTGGCGCGACCCGCACGTGTACAGCGACCCGGCCAACATCTACAACGGCGAAGTCGGAGCCTTCGAAGGCGTGCGTTTCATTGAGACGCCGCGCGCGAAGATCTTCGAGAACGCGTCGGACGGAGCTGGCAGCACGGGCAACATCGACGTGTACTGCACGCACATCATGGGCCGTCAGGCGCTTGCAAAGGCGCACTCGATTGTCGATGGCAACGGACCGTTCCCGCGCGTGATTCGCGGACCGGTGGTTGACTCGCTGCAGCGCTTCCAGCCCGTCGGTTGGTACTGGCTCGGTGGCTACGCTCGCTTCCGCGAAGCGTCGCTCCGTCGCATCGAGAGCTCGTCGAGCATCGGCGCAAACGCCTCGTAAGCAACCAGTAGAAAAAGTGGGGGGCGGGTCGTTCTCCCCTCGGCCCGCCCCCTTTCTGCTATATTCAGACGAGAGGTAATCATGTCGATTTCGAATTACGCTGAGAACAAGTTGCTTGAGACGCTCTCGAACACGGCGTTCTCCGTTGCGAACACTTACATCAAGTTGCACACTGGCGACCCGGGCGAAGCTGGCACGAACAACGCCGCAACTGAAGCAACGCGTAAGGTTGTTTCGTGGAGCGCTGCGTCAAGCGGCAGCATGGCCACATCTGGAACCGCAGAGTGGACGAACGTTTCCAGCACGGAGACCTACACGCACTGGTCGCTCTGGGATGCAAGCACGAGCGGCAACTGCCTGTGGACTGGCGCACTCTCCTCATCTGCTGCGGTTACTGCTGGAGACACCTTCCAGATCACCACGCTGACTCTGTCGCTGGACTAAACAGGTAGCCCTTCGTGGCCCTGACAATCACAGAGGCTGGCAAAGCCAACTCAACAACGTCGTCGTCGTCTTTGACGGTGACGCTTACTGCGTCATTCGCTGTCGGGGACACAGTGTTTGCCATTGTTGCGGCGGACAATGCCGGGACAAATGGCGCTTCATCCACTAGTGGGATTTCGGATTCGAAGTCGAACACCTGGACGACAGCAGGAACACAAAATCATGATCCCGGTGCTGCTAACGCTGGTACGACATTGTCGGTTTTTTTGTGCCATGTGACCACTGCGCTTACAACATCTGACACGCTCACCGTAAATTTTTCACCAGACACGACAAGTAAAGCAATACTCGTTTGGAAGCTTGTTGCACCAAGCGGTTACAAGGCGTCCGTCTATGCAACAAGTGGTAATGCACAACTTTCCACCTCTTTGAACAGAAGCATGACTATTAACGCTGGTAATTCGGCAATCGGAGCACAGGGATGGGCAACAAACGCAACTGTAACCGCTGACGGCGATATTACTAGAGGCGCTTGGTCAACTCTTTATTCCGAGGTCGCAGATACTGGTACTTCCTCGACATCGATGACCGTTGTTTCCCAATGGAAAAATCCCACAGGAGGCACAACTGCGCAAAATTTCACAACGAGTGTTGCCGCAAACACGTCAACAGCAATTATACTTTTTGAACTCACCGAAGTTCTTTCTGTAACAACAAGAACAGCGACTGGCAGTGGGACTGGCTCGGAATACGCCGCAATCCAAGCCAACCCAAGCGGAAATCAAGTTTCAGACTTTCAGTTTGCTTTTGTAAATACCCCCGGGTATTTCGGCAGGGCAGAGATTGAGTCACCAACCAGGTATTCAACAGAACGTCAGACGTCTTTCGCGTCTGCGTACTATGACCCGGCCCCAGCGTTTTTCCTCGGCGTATCGGCACGTCTAGCAACTGGTTCCGGCGCTGGGACACAGACAGCATCTGGGTTGCACATTGCTCCGCGCACGGCCACCGGGTCTGGATCCGGCTCTGCTTCGGTTGCATACTTTGAAATCCTTTCTCGTAGTGCCACGGGTTCTGGTGCGGGTTCAAGTGGCGGCGGTGCTACGCGCCTAGTCATCAACATCAGAACGGCAACTGGTTCTGGCGCAGGAACACACACGGACGAATCAACGTTCGGTGCAGTTAGGCAAGCATTTGGATCTGGGACTGGGGAATCAGTTGCCGCATTCAGACGCGAACACTTCCGTGCGTCGACTGGCTCTGGCGCTGGAACCGAAACTGGCAGTGGCAGGAAGGTATACCGCCGGACGGCGACTGGATCCGGCACGGGTTCAGATACTGCGGCTACATGGGCAAAGGTCATGTTCTTCCGCCCACCTACCGACGATGTTGTTCGTTGGGCCGACTACCAGGGATACGGAATTGCCAATCGTTTCTTTCGGTACCTCACCCCGGGCGAGCGCGGCAAGAATGTTTACAAGCTCACAAACGGTACGTACACTGAGAACGAGCAGCGCGATCCCTCAGTTGTCGTCAAGATCTACTACGGCGGCCACGAGAACCCGATCACGCAGCAAGAGAAGGAAGACCTCACCGCCGCCGGATACGGCGCATACGTCAGCTAGGGGATTATGAAACACAGGGAAACACACCCGAATCTTGATGTCGAGGGCTGCTTTGCATGCCGCATTGCACACGTCGGAGTGTCTGGTGCAGCCACCCCAACCAGGGGCAATGTAAGGGACATGAACCTAAAAGAACGCCGTCTAGACAAGGATCTTGACGCATACAAGCGCATCCGCCAGTCGGGTGGGCAGCCGACACAGATAGACGGATCGGCCCGTCTGGAAAAGACAGCGGACTAATGACAATCGAATACAGGGGCGAGAAGTTTGCTGGCTACAACAAGCCGAAGCGTACGCCCAACGCCACCAAGTCACATGCCGTCCTAGCCAAAGAGGGCAGCCGCGTGAAGCTGATCCGCTTTGGGCAGCAGGGCGTATCTGGATCACCCAAGAAAAAGGGCGAGTCCGAGTCATACCGAAAGCGCCGCGAATCCTTCAAGGCTCGCCACGCCAAGAACATCGCCAAGGGTAAGATGTCTGCGGCCTACTGG